AACAAGTAAGGAGTTATTAAATGGCTACTCTCTCAACCTCAAATTTAACACTAGCGGACTGGGCAAAAAGATCTGATCCAGACGGTAGAGTTCCAATCGTTGCAGAATTATTATCACAAAGCAACGAAATTTTAGATGACTGCGTTTTTAAAGAAGGTAATTTACCTACTGGAGAGCGTGTAGTTATCAGAACAGGATTACCTGGCGTTTACTGGAGAGCATTAAACCAAGGTATTCCATCAACCAAGTCAACAACAGCACAGATTGACGAAGCTTGCGGAATCCTAGAAGCACGTTCTGAAGTCGATAAAGACTTAGCGATGTTAAATGGTAACACTGCACAGTTCCGTTTATCTGAAGATACTGCGTTCTTGGAAGCAATGAACCAGACTCAAGCTGAGACATTGTTCTATGGAAACCCTGGAACAGATCCTAAGAAGTTTCTAGGTTTAGCACCAAGATATGGTGATTTATCTGCTGACAACGCAGTAAACATCATGAATGCAGGTGGATCAGGTTCTGATAATTCTTCTGTATATCTAGTTGTTTGGGGTGACAACACAGTTTATTGTCCTTTCCCTAAAGGATCTAAGGCTGGATTAACCCACGAAGATCTAGGTGAGCAAACTGTTTACAACAGTGACGGTACAAGACTACAAGCTTTTGCTACTCGTTATCAGTGGAAGAACGGTTTGGTCGTTAAAGATTGGAGATACGTTGTTCGTATTTGTAACATCGACATTTCTGACCTTTTAGGAAGTACTGGTACACAAACAGCAGCAGCATCAACTAACTTAGTTAAATTGATGGCTAGAGCATTGTACAGAATACCAAACATGGCAATGGGAAGAGCAGCGTTCTACATGAATAGAACTGTTCACTCAGGACTATCTATTGCAGCACTTGACAAGTCACAGTCTGTATTAGCAATCCAAGAAGGTTTATCACAGTTTGGTACAGCACAAAGCTACTTATCATTCCTTGGAGTTCCTCTAAGAAGAGTAGATGCGTTGCTTAACACTGAATCTGCGGTAAGTTAACTTTTTTATTAACAAAGGAGATCTAAAATGATTACAGACAAACTGCTCAGAGTGAGCGAAGATCAAGCAATTACTACAACTGCATTTTCTACTGACACTATTGATTTAGGAACAGCTAGAGATATCGGTGAAGGTACTGCTTTATACATGAACTTTTGCGTTACCACTGCATTAGCAAACGGTACAAGCGTAAAGTTTGAAGTTGTTACTAGTGCAAACGCTAACTTATCTAGTCCTGTTGTTGTTGGAAGCAGCGATGCAGTCTTAACAGCAGCACTAACAGCAGGTAAGAACGTAGTAGTACGCATTAACCCAGACATTGCTGGCAAAGGTAAAAGGTACTTAGGTGCTAGATACACAGTTGCTGGTACATTTAACGCTGGTAAAGTTACTGCTGATGTAGTAGAAACAATCGGTGACGGACAGAAGTACTACGCTTCTGGCTTTACCGTATCTTAATAAGGAGTAACCTATGCCTATTTATAGAGCTAAAATCAAGTGTTTCGTAGGTGATGGCTTACGAGAAGCTGATGAAGAGTTTGAATACAACGGAAAGCCCTGCAAGCATCTGGAATTGATTAGTGGTTCTGAACCTCAACCACCTGTAGCACCTGCTCCAAAGGTGAATGCAGCAAATTTAGAACTAATGACTAAAGCAGAGCTTGAAGTTTATGGTCGTACTATCGGTCTTGAACTAGATAGAAGGCAAACAAAAGATACTCTTATTAGCCAACTTGAAGCAGCAAATAAGTAGGCATTGGTTTTCTTATTTACTTACTGGGGGCTAGTAGTAATACTGCTAACCTCCTCTTTTTTTAGGAGATGTTATGGCAACTGAAGTAGATATTTGCAACCTTGCCCTAGCTCATTTGGGTGATGATGCAACAATAGCTTCACTGAATCCACCAGAGGGATCAGCACAGGCGGAAAAAGCTGCACGTTTTTATCCAATAGCAAGAAACACTTTGCTAGAAGTGCATACATGGAATTTTGCAGCAAAGCGTGGGAATTTAGCATTAACAGCTAATACTCTTGACCAATGGGATTATGCGTATGTAGCACCTGCTGACATGATGACACCTGTTGCGGTAATATCACCAACGGCACAGAATGATTATGCTACAAGGATGTCTTCTGGTGATACTCCAGGAGGAATTACATCTAACTATTCTCCAACAATTGTAGCTGGGCAATATACACCACAACAATTTGCAGTAGAAGGAACTCTAATCTATACAAACCAAGAGAACGCAATGTTGAGGTATCAGGCAGCCGTAACAGACGCTTCTGCATTTTCTCCTTTATTTGTTATTACATTGTCATGGCACTTAGCTTCTATGTTGGCAGGGCCTGTAATTAAGGGAGATCAGGGAGCAGCGGAAGCAAAACGCTGTACTCAAATGATGTCTAATTATTTAAATAGTGCAAAACAATCCGATAACTTACATAGAGATATAACTGTAGAACATATAGTCCCTTGGACATCTGGGAGGTAATTAATGCCAGTTACACGCACATTTAAGCAAGCATTTTCTGGAGGAGAAATCTCACCAGAGATGTTTGGACGTATTGCTGACAATAAATTCCAGCAAGGTGCAGCAACAATGCGTAATTTTATTGCTAAACCTCAAGGACCTGCACAGAACAGACCAGGATTTAAATTTGTAGCATTTGTAAAAGATAGTACTAAAGCCACAAGATTATTAGATTTTACGTTTAATACCACTCAAACAATGGTAATTGAGATGGGTAATTTATATTTTAGGTTTCATACCGAAGGTCAACCATTGGTATATTCGGATGGATCTGCGTGGAGTAATAGTACTAACTATACAGTTGGCGATATAGCAAAACAGGGCGGTGTTAACTATTACGCAAAGACAGCACATTCAAATAGCCAACCACCGAATGCAACAAATTGGTATCCATTGCCAACTAATATGCAATATGAAATACCTCATCCATATCTAGAAGCAGAATTATTCGATGTTCATTATGTGCAATCTGCTGACGTTGTAACACTAGTGCATCCTAATCATGCACCTAGAGAGTTAAGGAGATTAGGTGCTACGAAATGGGAATTAAGAGTAATTGATTTTGGTACTCCTTTAGCTGCTCCTACTGGTGTATCAGTTAGTGCTTATATACCTTCATCCACTAGTACAAACAACGACACTTATGAAGACCATAACTATGTTGTGACTGCTATAAAACCTAACCTGATAGACGAAAGCAACCAATCAAGTACAGCAACTGTAAGTAATAATATATTTGTTTCTGGTGCTAAAAATACCATCTCATGGAACTCAGTTACAGGTGCTAGTAGGTACAGAGTATATAAAGATCAAGGTGGGATATTTGGGTATATAGGAGAGACTACTTCTACATCAATTATAGATAATAATATCGCACCAGATTTTTCTAGAACACCACCAATCCATGAGAATGATTTTACAGGTTCTAATAATTATCCTGGTGCTGTATCTTATTTTGAGCAACGTAGAGTATTTGCAGGTACAAATAATGCACCACAAAATATATGGATGACAAAATCAGGTACTGAAAGCAATATGTCTTTTGGTCTACCTATTCGAGATGATGACCGTATCGAGTTTAGAGTTGCTGCTCGTGAAGCTAATACGATTAGACATATCGTTCCGTTAACAAATTTACTTATGCTTACTGGATCAGCAGAATGGAGAGTAACTTCTGTTAATAGTGATGCTATAACACCAACATCTATATCAGTAAAACCGCAGTCATATGTGGGATCTAACAATGCACAACCAGTAATTGTTAATAATAGTCTGGTGTATGCTGCTGCTCGTGGCGGTCATGTAAGAGAACTCGGTTATAACTGGCAAGCTAATGGTTTTGTAACAGGTGATTTATCAATTCGTGCGCCACATTTATTTGATAATCTTACGATTAAAGATATAGCGTATGCGAAAGCTCCTATCCCTATTGTCTGGATGGTAAGTAGTAATGGTAAGTTATTAGGTCTTACATATGTTCCAGAACAACAGATTGGTGCATGGCATCAACATGACACAGATGGCACTTTTGAAAGTGTAGCTTGCGTATCTGAAGGAGATGATGACGTTACTTATTGCGTTGTAAAAAGAACTGTTAATGGTGCAAGTGTACGTTATGTAGAACGTATGGGGACGAGACAATTTCCAACTCAACGTGATAATTTCTTTGTTGATTCTGGTGGAACATATAACGGTACAAATACAAATGCTAGTCGTACAGTTACCATTTCTGGCGGTACAAACTATACGAGAGGAGAAAGCGTTACTATAACGGCAAATTATAATCTGTTTAATGCACCTCCTAGTCTTGCTGATATCGGTGATGCGATAGTTTTAGTTGATGGTACAACTTTTTATAGATGTAATATTGTTTCTACTACTAATCAGACAGTAGCAACAGTCAAATTAGATAAAGATTTACCAGCATCTTTGCGTAATACAGGAATAACAACTTACGAAGTTGCAAGAAATGTTATATCAGGTATCAGTTGGTTAGAAGGAAAGACAGTAAACATCCTTGCTGATGGTGCTGTACATCCACAGAAGACAGTATCTAGTGGTTCTATTACTTTAGATCAAGCTGCTAGTGTGGTTCATATTGGTTTACCGATTGAAAGTGACTTGCAATCTTTACCTATGGCATTGCAAGTAGAAGCATTTGGTCAAGGTCGGGTAAAGAATTTAAATCATGTATGGTTAAGGGTTTTAGAATCATCTGGTATTTTTGCAGGTCCTAGTGCGGATAAATTAGTAGAAGCAAAACAACGTACAACAGAACCATATGGATCACCACCAAGTTTAAAAACAGAAGATATAAAAATCATGCTTACCCCGACATGGCAAGATAATGGACAGATATATATAAGGCAAACAGATCCACTACCACTAACGATTGTAGGGTTAACATTAGAAGTAGCTATGGGTGGGTAGTGTGACCGTAAACGGATATTATGTATGTATATTAGAAAAATAAGGAGGTGTTGAGCTAATGTCAAACACGAGCGCACAATCAGGTTGGAAGGGGATGAGTGCAGGGGCAAAATTTGGTGTATTTTTCCAAGGCTTCT